CCATAAACGGTTTTGGTGAAGAACACTGGACGGTATTTAGCTGGAAAGGTAAATATTACAAAGTACGATACACTCATAAGTCCTATAATGGGGCAGACTATTATGGTGATGGTAGTGAGATACAAGAAGTAACAGCGAAGGTTGTTGAGACAACAGTTTGGGTGTGATAATTATTTATTAGTGGGAGAGATATGAGTGATCTGGTCAAAGTTATTGGTAAGTATTTAAAATTAATACCACATGGTTCTGAGTACAAAGCAGTATGTCCATTTCACTCAGAGAAAAGCCCATCGTTTACAATAGTCCCAGACCGTAACTTCGTTTACTGTTTTGGGTGTGGGTGGTCTGGTGATGCTATTGAGTTTGTAAAGGAACATGAGAGTTTAGGTTTTAAACAATCACTCGCCAAGGTGTGTGAAATACTAGAGGTTGATGAAAAGAAATATATGAGTGATAAAGAAGAGATTAAGAAAGTTGTTGTGAAGAAAGATAAAACTGTTCCAATGGATATTGAAGATGTTAAAAAGTTAATATCTGAGATTGGGTATAATTCAAATGGTTATCGTGGTATTCGAGATGATATCAATAAGTTCTTCGGTCACTTGACTAAGATTGAAAATGGTAAAGTAGTTGCTCGATACTACCCAGAGACTAACCATGATAGTAAAGTTACAGGTTACACTTGCCGCAACCACCCAAAAGACTTTAGTTATGGGCATATTGGCAATGTAGGTTCCAGCGGTCAAATGAGTGGTCAGGTGAAGTTTAAGACACCTCATAAGTATTGTTTACTAGTAGGTGGTCAGGAAGATAAAGCTGCGGCTTATCAAATGTTATTAGATAGCCAGAAAGATAGTGATTACTCAGCTATCCCAGTAGTATCACCAAACAAAGGTGAGAACTGTGCGAAGCAAGTTGCTGAGAATTATGAGTGGTTCGACAGTCATGACATCATCATTATTGGTATGGACAATGACAAGGCAGGGATTGAAGCTGCAAAGAAGATTGCTGAAGTTCTACCTAAAGATAAAGTTCGTATTGCAACGTGGTCTGGGAAAGACCCGAATCAAATGCTTGAAGAAGGTAAACAGAAACAATTTGTAAGAGACTTCTACAATGCTAAAGAGTATAAAGCTACTGGTATTAAATCTGGTGCAGACGCATTAGCTGAAGTAAAAGAATTTCTTACTGCGCCAAAGCTACCGCTACCTCCACACATGCACAGAATTCAAGATGCACACCGTGGAGGTTTAAAAAGCTCAGGGTTTATTGGTAACATTATTGCTGATACCTCAGTAGGGAAAACTTTTGTAACGGATACATTATTGAACTTCTGGATACCTCAAGATGACTTAGTTCCTGTTGTTGTATCAATTGAACGTACCGCTGGTGAGTTCATGGCTGATCTATTGTCAATCTATCTTGCTAAGAATTTAACTTGGTTCAAAGAAGGTGAGGATGCTGTTGATTACCTTGAGCGTCCTGAAGTTAAAGAACTTATTCAGTCATTTATTTATGATGATGAAGGTAAGCAAAGATTTTATGTAATTGATGAGCGTGATGGAAGTTTAGAGATACTACAAAACAAGATGGAGTTAGCTGCTGCTAAATACGGCACTAAGTTATTTATCATTGATCCTTTAACTGATATTCTACGAGCACTTGGTAATGATATCCAAGACATGCACATGTTGTGGCAGAAACAGCAAAAGAAGAAAGGTTGGATGATCTTGAATGTATTACATACGAGAAAGCCACCTTCCGACAAAGATGGTAAAACTCGACCTGTTACAGAGTACGATGCTTATGGCTCATCAACCTTTGTACAATCCTCAGATTTCAATTGGGTTTTGAATAGAGATAAGATGGCAGAAAATGATGATGAACGTAACACAATGAGTGTCGATATTCCAAAGGTTAGAGGGGGCACTACTGGTAGAGCTGCTGAACTTATTTATGATGTACATACACGTAGACATCATGACAAAGTAGATTGGTTGACTAATCAGGTCTTTATTCCAAAGACACATGAGCTGAGTGAGCCACCAATTACTGAAGCTCCACCCATTGAAAGTTATGAAGTCGAAAGTGTAATTAGAACAGATGAGGATATTGAGTGGAATTAGAAATTTGGAAAGTTGTACCAGATACCAATGATTTATTATTTGTTTCAAATCGCGGTGGAGTGAAGTCTGAAAGTTTTTCATACACTCAGTCAAATGGTAAGATTTATGTATTGAAAGCTAAAGTTAAGAAATTAACTCTCGGAAACAATGGTTATTATCATTTCAGGTTTAAGGGTAAACAATACTTATTACATAGAGCCATTGGATTGGCATTTATTCCAAACCCAAACAATGAGGCAACCATTAATCATAAAGATGGTGATAAGTTAAATAATGACATAGATAATCTTGAGTGGGTGAGTTATGGTGATAATTCATTACATGCACTTAGGACAGGTTTGAGAAAACCTGCCTGTGGGTTACGTGGAAGTGATAACCACTTATCTAAATTGAGTAGAGAAGATGTAAATTTTATTTTAGATAATTTCAAGAAGGTTGTTAGTGATAGACTTACGCAGGCTGAACTTGCAAGAATGTTTGAGGTGTCTAGCACTGCGATACTTAAAATAAGACGGGGTGTAAATTGGAAATACTTGGAGGCTGAGTGACAGATTTTATATATGACCTTGAAACATACCCGAATTGTATAACTGCATGTTTCCTAAATGCAGATACAATGAAGGGTAAAGTTTTTGAAATTAGTAACAGAAAAAATGAAAGTGAAGAATTACTTAACTTTTTAAGATCGTTGTATAAAGAAAAATCAAGGCTCGTTGGTTTTAATGTGATTTCTTTCGATTATCCTGTACTTCACTACTTTATTAAAAACAAAGGTTGCACACCCCAGAGTCTTTATCGTAAAGCAATGAGTTTAATCAATGCAACTGAAGATGATAGATTTAAGAATTTAGTTAAACCTGAAGATGTACTTATTCCTCAGATTGACCTGTTCAAGATTCATCACTTTGACAACAAGGCTCGTGCTACAAGTTTGAAAGTGTTAGAGTTCAACATGCGTTCAGATACAATTGAAGACCTACCATTTCCAGTAGGAACTGAATTAACATCTGACCAAATTGATTTACTGATTAAGTACAACAAGCATGATGTGATGAGAACTTATGACTTCTACATTCACACCTTACCAATGATAAAGTTTAGAGAAGAACTTACTGTAAAGTATGATCGTGATTTTATGAACCACAATGATACTAAAATCGGTAAAGATTACTTCATAATGCGATTAGAGGAAAACAAGGCTGGTAGTTGTTATAAAGTAGATACACATGGCAGACGTAAGATACAACAGACTAGACGTAAGAACATCCCTTTAAAGGACTGTATCTTTCCTTATGTGAAGTTTGATAGGCCAGAGTTCCAAGCAATTCACAACTGGTTTAAACAACAAGTTATCACAGAAACAAAGGGTGTATTCTCAGATATTCTTGAACACAATCTTGGTGAAGTAGCTAAGTACGCTAGATTAGTTAAGAAAGAAAAGAAGCTAAAGGATAAACCCACTGACTCTGAAGTGGCTGAGCTAAAGAAAGATAAACCTCTTTGTTGGATTGAAGAACGTGAACTCAAGTCTAAGAAGATTGTTTGGTATGTTTGCTGGAACATTGTAGACGCTTTAAATGTAGTGATTGACGATCTTGAGTATGTGTTTGGTGTAGGTGGTCTACATGCCAGTGTTGAGAGTGAGGTGTTCCAATCAGATGATGGATATGAAATCATTGATTGTGATGTGAGTTCAATGTATCCCAACTTGGCTATCAGTAATAACTTATATCCTGAACACTTAGGTTTAGAGTTCTGTAAGATTTACAAAGAGATGTACATTCAACGTAAGAGCTATGACAAGAAATCTGCCGAGAATGCAATGTTGAAGCTAGCATTGAATGGGACATATGGCGACTCGAATAATGAGTTTAGTCCGTTCTATGATCCTAAATTTACAATGAGTATTACAGTAGGTGGGCAGTTATCGCTTTGCATGTTGGTAGAGAAGTTCTTAACCATTGAAGGTTTGACTGTTATTCAATGCAACACAGATGGTATCACAGTTAAGATTCCAAGAAATAAACGATCTGAATATGATTTAATTTGTAATCAGTGGCAACAGACAGTTAAACTTGATCTTGAATATGCTTACTATGATAAGATGTGTGTAAGAGATGTAAATTCATACATTGCTGTTTATACTGATAACAAAGTTAAGTTGAAAGGTGCTTATGAACATTCTAATCTTGGGTGGAATAAGAACCACTCATCATTAGTAATACCAAAGGCTGCTGAAGCTGCTCTGGTTAATGGTATTGATGTAGAAACTTTCATCAAGAATCATGCTGACAAGATGGACTTCATGTTAAGGGTTAAGGTTCCAAGGTCTAATAGGCTGGTGAGTATTGATGAGTTTGGAGGTGAGAGCCAAGAGCAGAACATTTGCCGTTATTATGTTTCTAATCATGGTGTAGAACTAATGAAGATTATGCCAGCACTTGAAGGTGGTAAGACTGTTAGGCAATTGGTTAGTCCTGAGGGTGAAGTACAGCTATGTAAAACTGAAGCTGAAATTAAGAAGTTCATTAAGAAAGGATATGTTGACAATGGTGATATTGAGATTCCAAATGAAGAAAGACCTCAAATGATTGAAGCTGGATGGAGGGTGAGTATTTGTAACAACATGAAGAATTATAGTGGTGATATTAACTATGATTATTACATTCAAGAAGCTAACAAATTAGTTGAGATATTCACTAAATAGTTCTTGTAATATGTTTAAGACTCGTGTAAAATGTAATTGTAGTGTGTATTTTAATTAACCAATGTAGGAGAAGTGGGTATGAGAGTTTCATTTGGTTTAATAGGTTTGTTATTGTGCATAGTGGGTTATATTGGTATGGCTACTGGTACAATCTCAGGAATAGGGTATGCAATATATTCTTGGGCACATGATGTACCAGTAGCCTTAGCTTTGTGGAAGGGGTTTGCACTATTTCTTAAGATGTTCTTTGGTGGATTATTAAGCTTAATAGTGGGATATGTATTAGTAAAAGTTAGCGATTAATCAGGAGAAATATTATGGCGTTGAAATATAAAATCGGTGATATCTTTTTAATTCCCTTTGAGGTGACAAACACAGATTCTACAGATAATCCTTACCGATTATCTCTGCCCAATGATTTGGTGTTTGATGAATTGCAAGGTGGTTATTGGTTTACAGAGGATGAGCTTGATCAGGTTAAGGAATTTACTGACCCAGATTTGAAGCGTCAGCGTATTCAGAAACAAATTGATGATTTACAAGAACAATTAGCGGCAATTAAGTAATTTTAAACAACAAACTAAAGAGGAAATGTAATATGAGTAAGTTAGTGATAGGTGAAAGCGGTAA